CGGCGTGGTTCATGGGGCGGCATCCGGACTGGAACGTCGTGGTGGCCACCTACAACGACGACTTCGCCATGGACTTCGGGGCCGAGGTCCGGAAAATCATGGTCAGCCCGCAGTTCAAGCAGGTCTTCCCCGGCGTCGGGCTGACCCGCGGCGGCGCGGCCAAGGACCGCCTTCAGACCACGGCCGGGGGCATGGCCACCTTCGTCGGTGTCGGCGGCTCGCTGACCGGTCGAGGCGCACACCTCCTGATCGTTGACGACCTCATCAAAGACTACGAGCAGGCCCGCTCCAAGGCGTTCCGCGATCGCGCGTGGGACTGGTTTACCAAGGTCGCCATGACCCGCCGGATGGGGCCTAAGTTGGTGGTCATCACCTTCACGCGCTGGCATCAGGACGACATCATCGGTCGCCTGACGGATCCGGAGAACGAGTTCTACAACCGCAAGCTGGCCGAGAAGATCAAGATCATCAACCTGCCCGCCGTCGCGGAAGAGGACGACCCCCTCGGGCGCGAGCCCGGGCAGCCGCTATGGGATCGCTTCGGGCTGGACTTCTTGGAAGAGCAGCGCACGCTCGACCCGCTCGGCTTCGAGGCGCTGTACCAGCAGCGGCCCAGCGTGGCGGACGGTATCTTGTTCCGGCGCGAACACGTCCAATACTATGACCCCGGCCAACTAGACGAGCGCGATCTGCGCATCTACTGCGCCTCTGACCACGCCGTCACGACCAACCAGAGGTCCGACAGCACGGTGCTGCTGCGGGTCGGCGTGGACCGCCAGAACCACATCTACGTGCTGGATTGCTGGTGGCAGAAAGCCCAGACGGACGCCGTCGTGGAGGCCATGATAACGATGGCCCGACAAGACCCAAAACCGCTGGTGTGGTGGGCAGAGAAGGGCCACATCTCGAAGTCGATCGGGCCGTTCTTGCGGAAGCGGATGGCGGAGACCGGCACGTACTTCAACATGGTGGAAGTCACGCCCGCAGCCGACAAACAGCAGCGTGCACAGGCCATCTCGGCGCGGATGGCGATGGGCTTTGTCCACTTCCCCAAAGGCAAGCCCTGGGTGGAGAAGGCGATCAACGAACTGTTGGCGTTCCCAAACGGCCTGCACGACGACTGGGTGGACGCCTTCGCCTACATCGGTCTTGGACTTCAAATGCAGATTCCGCTATCAAGTGCTAGGCAGAACGCGCGTCCCGCGCCCAAGTCGTTGACGTTCGGATGGGTCAAGGCGGCCCAGAAAGAGCAGGATCGGCGGATCAGGCTCTCGCAAACTGGAGGCTTCTGATGGAAGAAGAGATGGAACCGCTCGAAGGCCCGGAGCCCATGGAAGCCCCGGTGTCTGAACCTGCGGCCAACGCCTACCAGCAGCGGGAGATCAGCGAGGCCGAACGGCTGCTCGTGAAAAAGCTGCTCGGTCGGATCGAAGACGACCTGAAGCACCACGACAAAGCCTTCAAGCAGATGAAGGAGGACATGAAGATCGCCCGCATGGGGGCGGACGGGACGTGGATCAAGAGCGGCCATTACGTCGCCAACATCACCAACCGGCATATCAACCAGAGCGTCGCGGCGCTCTACGCCAAGAACCCCAAGGCCATCGCCCGCCGGCGCGAGCAGTTGGACTTCACCGTCTGGGACGAGAACCAAGAAACGCTGCTCATGGCGCTCCAGACCATGCAGACGGCCATGCCGCTCGGCTCCGATCCGATCACGGGCCAGCCGATCTTTGATCCGATGGCCCAGCAGGCCATGCAGATCGTGCAGGACTACCAGCAGGGGATGCTGCGACGCCAGATGGCCGAGAAGATCGGCAAGACGCTGGAGCTGGTTTACGACTACTTCATGAAAGAGCAGACGCCGGTCGATTTCAAGACCAGCATGAAGCAGCTTGTGCGCCGGGCCAAGACGACGGGCGTGGGCTACGTCAAGCTGAACTTCCAGCGCCAGTTCCAGCAGGATCCCGCCGTGACGCAGCGGCTGGCCGACTTCCAGCAGCAGCTTCTGGAAATCCAGCGGTTGCAGGCCGAAGTCGCGGCCGGCGACGACCCGCAGCACGAGATGAAGGAACTGGAACTCCAGACGGCGATGAAGTCGCTTCGGGATCAGGAGTTCGTGCTTGTGCGCGAGGGCCTGACGTTCGACTTCCCGCCCTCGACGGCCGTCATCCCTGACAAGATGACCCGCGTACTGACGGGCTTCGTCGGGGCGCGCTGGCTCACCATCAAGCACCTCTACACCCCGGAAGAGGTGAAGCGGAACTTCAAGGTCGATCTTGGCAAGGAGTACAAGCCGCACTACGACGACGGCTCAACCCGGTCCAACGACCAGTACGAGATGAACTTCGGCTCGGAAGACGACGCGACCAAGGACAGCAAGCTGGCCTGCGTCTACGAGCACTACGACCGCGAAACCGGCACGATGTATCTGCTGTGCGACGGGTACAAGGGCTTCCTGCGCGAGCCAGGCGCTCCGGACGTCTACGTGGACGACTTCTGGCCGATCTACGCGCTGACGTTCAACGAGATCGAGGACGACTCCTGCCTGTTCCCGCCCTCCGACGTGCAGCTCATGCTCCACATGCAGCGGGAGTACAACCGGACGCGGCAGGGCCTGCGCGAGCACCGCAAGGCGGCCCGACCGCGCTTCGTGACGCCACGGGGCGCGCTGGACGACGAGGACAAGGAACGGCTGATCGAGGCCGAGCCCTTCGAGGTCATCGTCCTCAACGCGCTCCAGCAAGGTCAGAGCGTCAATGACGTGCTTCAGGCCATCCAGATCCCAGGTGTGGACCCGAACATCTACGACACCTCGCCGTTCATGAACGACATCCAGTTGGCGGTCGGGTCGCAGGAGGCGCAGTTCGGGGCCGTGTCCAAGGCCACCGCGACGGAATCCTCCATCGCCGAGGGCAGCCGCGTGGCGTCGATCGACAGCAACGTGGACGATCTGGACGCCTTCTTGACCCGCGTGGCGCGCTCCGCTGGCCAGATTCTGTTCAAGGAGATGTCGGCCCAGTCCGTGCAGGAGATCGCTGGCCCCGGCGCGGTTTGGCCTTCGCTCACCCTGGACCAGATTTCCAAGGAGATTTTCTTGGAGGTCGAAGCGGGCTCTTCGGGCAAGCCCAACCAGGCGCAGGAAATCCGGAACTGGAAGGAAATGCTGCCCTTCCTTATCCAGATGCCGAACATCAACCCGACATGGCTGGCACGCGAGTCCATCCGCCGCCTGGACGATCGGATGGACCTCACCGAAGCCATCACGGAGAACATTCCGGCCATCGTGGCGCTCAACCGCATGTCGGGCGCCCAGCCCGCGCCGGGTGCCTTGCCCGAGGACCAAGGCGGGGCTGGGGCGGACAACACGTCCGTTCCGGGCGGTCCCGCTGGGACGGACGCGCCGATGGGTAACAACCAGCAAAGTGTCTGATCCTATTTGCGACAGTGCCATACACTGTGATACAAGACCGACAAGACCTTGCATTGGAGGTGCTTTATGGGCGTTGACAATCCGGAACTGGACACGCCCACCAGTTCCATCGACAACCTGGACGCGCTCCCCTCCGGAGCGGAAACCGGCGCTGAATCGTCCGCTGCGCCTGAAGGCGAAAAATTCGACCTCCTCTCCGTCGTCCGCAATGCCGTTCAGACGTCAGAGGAAGGGGATTCGGCCTCGCCCGCCGGTCAGGATGAAAGCGACCAGCCCTCGGCTGAAGGCGCCGATTCCAACGCAGACGACCCCAAAGCGGACTCCGAGGACTACTCGGATGTTCCGTTCCACACCCACCCCCGCTTCAAGCAGCTTGTCTCTCAGGTCAAGCAGTACAAGGCGGACGCACAGCAGTTCCATCAGGTAACTGGGTTCTTGCAGGCACAGGGCATGACGCCCGAAGAAGCGGCTGATGCTCTCATCCTCCGTGCGGAGATGAAGCACAATCCGCAGGAAGCCTGGAAGAAGCTGAAGCCGATGGTGCAGCAACTGCTCATCGAGGCCGGGGAAGTGCTCCCGGCCGATCTGATGCAGCAGGTGCGGGAAGGCAAACTGACGAAGGAGAACGCGGTCGAAATCTCGCGTCTCCGGGCCAACCAGGGCATCCAGCAAAAGATGTCCGAGCGGCAACGTCAGGAAGCCGAGCAGCGGCAGCAAGTCGAGCATATCCGCTCGATTCAAACCGCGGTGGCGCAGTGGGAGATGGGGGTCAAGCAGCGTGACCCCGACTACGCCAAGAAGGAAGAGGAACTCCAGAAGGAGATCCTGTGGCTTCAGAAGCGCGAAGGGGTCCCGAAAGACGTTGCGGGCGTTCGGAAGCAGCTCCAGCAGGCCTACGACACGGTGAGCAAGCGGCTCGCCCCGGCCCCTCGGCCGGCGCGGACGTCGGTTCCTCCGGGGCGGGTTGCCAGTGGACAACCGACCGTGGCTCCGAAATCCATGCTTGACGTGGTGCGGGGCTCCCGGTCTCAGGGCTGATAGGAGATCACGATGCCCTTTACCGCTGCTGAACTGGCCAACATCGCCAACGCCGCCCTCGACAACTACATGGGCAAGGGCGAAGTCTATGTGCAGGCCATCCAGAACAAGCCGCTCCTTCAGGCGTTCGACCAGAACTCGGGCACCTTCTCGGGCGGCAAAGGCCAAGTCTCTCTCGCCGTCAAGGCGGGGCAGGGCGGCCTGACCCTCGCCGGTTACACCCACGACGACGTCGTCGGCTATGGCAACCCGGCCACCATCAAGCGCATCAACTTCACGTGGCGCGAGCATCACATCGGCATGGGCCTGACCCACACCGAGCTCAAGCACGACGGCATCACCGTGGTCGAGAACGCTGCCTCGCAGCGCACCTCGGACAAGGACGGCCGTGAAGAGCACGCGCTGGCCAACCTTCTGGAAGAGAAGGTTGCCGAGATGAACGAAGACTACGCGGTCTCGTGGAACGGTCTGCTCTACGGCGACGGCACCTCGGACGCCAAGGCTCTGGCCGGGATCCGTGCGTTCATCCTCGACAACCCGGCGCTGGGTTCGACGGGCGGTCTGAACCGCACCACGAACACCTGGTGGCGGAACCGCGCGGCGACCACCGCGGCCAACGCGGCGGGTACGGGCTTTGCGCCCATCTCGTCCGCTGCGACCAACGGCGGTGTGCTGCTCCAGTTCCTCCAGCGCGAAGAGCGCCAACTGGACCGCTTCGCCCGCGGCTCGCGCAAGACGCGCATGTTCGCTGGCTCGGACTTCATCAACGCGGTGGAGACCGAACTGCGCGCGAACGGCCAGTACTCTCAGTCGGGCTGGAAGGGTGGCAACGGCGC